ACTGACATTGGTCACGATCGGCGGCGAGGTGGCGTCAGGATAGGGCGCGGAGGGCGCAACAGGGCCCGTGCGCCCCGCTTGGCCCGCATAGGCACCTGTATCCAAACCAAGATCATCGACGATCTGGAGCGCGGGGACCATCGCGGCAGCCTTGGCGGATTGCGTCTTGGGCGCGTAGGGCCCGACGGTGACGCCGGAGACGTCCGTCAACGAACTGGTCGCGGTGGCGATATCTTCCTCGTTGCCGGTGGCTCCGCCCTGCCAGTCCGCGCCTGACGTGTAGCGCGGCTTGGCTTCGTTGGTGGCGTTGGCGCGCGCCAGCATCGCGTTGGTGATCGGCAGCGGATAACGAACCATCGCCATCACGCACCGCCTTTCGGCGGGATCGGATTGCCGAAGGCGTCGGTGTTCGGACGGGCCGGGCCCTTGCTCTCGCCGGGGGTCACATGGGGCTTGTCGGAAACGCCCTTGATCCCCTGCGAGCGGGTAATGGTTTCTTCCGGCGGCGGCGGATTACCCTCCGGGTAAGGCGTGCGGGGCCCGATGCCCTGCTCCTCGATGGTCTGGACCGGGCCCGGCGAGACTTCGGCGAGGCTGACGGGGCCGACGCCCGCGCCCGGCTCTCCGGCAGCGGCGGATTTTTCCTGCTCGGTCATCATGTCGCCGGGCGGGATGGAAAAGGTCGTGGGCGCGTTCGGATCGGGCGAAAGCGTGCGATTAGCCGGGTGATTGGGGTCCTGATCGCGGTTGGCGGGCGGCGTGGCTTTCTTGTTGGCCGCGTCGGGGCTGCGCTCGGTCCGGTGTTCTTCGCGGACGCGTTCGTCACGGCCACGTTCGGCATCGTCACGTTCGGTAGTTGGGTTAGCCATGACGGTTTTCTCCCTCGGTTACATTGGTGGAGGTGGACCGCCCATGCCGGGCGGCGGTGGCGACTGGGGTTTCGGCATCGGCGGCGGGCCCTTGCCGTTCTGGCCCCGCGTCGGCGCTGGCTGGGGCCCGGGCGGGCCCTGACCCGGCGGCGGAGGCCCGGGAGGCGGCGGTGGGCGCATCATCGCGCCCGTGGGATCGACGCGCATGTAAGCGCCGAGCATTTCCTGATAGCCGTTGACCATGTCGATCACGCCCCGGGAATGCCGGACCGGGTGGAGCAGCATCTTTATCATTTCGAGCGTCATGTTGAGGATCATCGGCGGCGGCAGGATCCCGGTCATCATCAGGCCCTGAGCGGCCTGCATGGTGCCGCCGATCACCTGCATGATCTGGGCGTTGGCTTCTTTCTCGGTGGCTTCGTCGGCCTGCACGGTGCTGTCGGTCTCGATGTCGATCGAGCACATCCGCGCGAAGTCGTTGCGCAGGATCTCCATCACCGCAGGCGTGACGTTCTCGCCGGTCATTCTCGTCAAGGTTTCGGCATCGAAGTTGCGCGCGATGATATCGCTCTTGAGCCGCATCAGGTCGCGGACGAAGTTGGCGACCGAGCCTTGCACGCCCGCCATTCGACCCGAGCCGATGGTGCCCTTCATGCGTTGCGCGGTGGCGGTTTCGTAAGGGTTGGACGCGCCTCTGACGATATCGCTGATGCCGATGATTTCGTAGATCGCGTTCTTTTGTTGATCCCTCGACATGTAGAGTTCTTTGAGCGCGTTGACCCACTCAAGTATCGGCACGAGCCAGATGTGATTTTGCAATCCGCCGGACATAAGATCGACGCCGTCAACCGGCAGCAGCTTTCCGTCGTCGGCGGTGAGTAGGTTTGCAATATCCTTGTTTGCAGAGTTGTATCCGCCGCGCACCTTGATCTTGGCGGTGAGATCGGAAATGCGACGCGAAGTATCGTCCAGATCGGCGGCGAGGTGCGCGTAGAGGTCATAGAACGCCTTCGGGATCATGGTCTCCGTGGTGACCACGGCGTAAATCGGTTTCGGTATGGGGTAGAAGCCCTCCAAGCCAAGCACGTCCGGATCGACGCGCAGCGCGCAGCCGCCGCCCTCGCGGATGATCCAGAGGACCTCGCGCGTACTCCTGTTCCAGATCTCCCAGACCATGGCTTTCCGAACAACGCTGTCCAGCTTGCCCGAGGCCCGGGTCGAGGGCCCGCCCCCTACGGGGGATTTTGCTGCGCTTTCTTCGGTCCATTTCAGCAGCTCCGAGAGCTTGTTGGCCTTGATGTACTCCTGAAGCTTGGGGCTGTCGCCGAACTCGGAGGTGAGGGCCTTCTCGGAGAAAAGATGCCGGAACGCGATCCACTCGACGTCGCCGTGGTTGCGAACGGGGTCTAAGAGGATGTCCTCCCAGAATACATATTCGTCGTCGACGGTCTCCCAGATCTTGGCGTCCTTCAGCGTCGGCTCGCCCGTCATCGGGTTCTGCAAGGGCCCGCCCATCACCGGATCTTCAACCGGGATCTGCTTCAGGATCGGCTTCCAGCGCACGCGGCAGATGCCCCGGCCGGGCAGCAGCATGTCCCTGACGGCGGCTTTGACCGCTTCGTGCGAGGCCTCGTCGGCCACCACGATCTCCAGCGCCTTCTCCATCACGGCAGCGGCCGTATCAATGTCCTGCTGCGGCGGCATGCCCGGGGGCATCGCAGCGGGTTGCGGCACGGTCTGGGGCCCGACGGGCGGCTGCGGCGGCGGCATGCCACCGACGGGAGGCGCGCCGCCGCCGGGCGGCATCCCGTCGAGCTGTGGCGGGCCAGAACCGAATTGGGGCGGGCCCCCGCCAACGGGCGAAGCAGGCGGAGGCCCTGCGCCCGGCGGAGGGGGGCCAACGCCGGGAGGTTGCGGGGGAACGGGCGCTCCGGGTGGAGCCATTGCCGAGGGAGGGGCTCCGGGCCCCAACGGCGGCGCAGGTTCACCCGGAGGACCCATCCCCGGAGAAGGTGGACCGTTCATCCCCGGAGGCGGTTGCGGCGAGCCGATCGGCGGCAGGCCCGGAGGGCCCGGCGGAGGGCCCATCGGCGGCATCGGCATCGGCGGCATGGCCGATTTCTTCACGAAGCGGGATCTGACAACGGGATCAGGGGGTTTCGAATAGGCGGCAGGCAGCATCACTTCGGTATTGGCGTACAAGATATTGAAGGTCGAGGACTGGTTGAGCCGCGTGGTGGAGGACGAGACCCTGCCCGCCTTGGGGCGGGTGATCGGAATGTCACCGCGATAGATCTGGACGATTTCGCGGCCTCGGGTGCGCCAGTCTTTCTCTGCGCGTTCCGCATCCGCAAGGGCTTTTTCCCAAAAAGAAGTATCGACTTCTGCGGTGTCGCTGGCCGCGATATCCGGCTTGTCCGGGTTCTGGGCCTCGGGGCTCTCGGGGGTCACCCGGGGAAGGTCATCGCCTTTGGAGTAGCTGGTCTCTGCCATATTTTGGGGCCCTCGAAGCCCTCATACACCTCCTATTGTAACGCGTCGAGCTTAAAGGCGTTCTTGACCAGAAGGGGATTGAGATCCTCGTCGGTTTCGACGCGGGCCCCGAACGGTCTGCTCATGCAGGCGTAGCGGATATCGTCGACGGCGTGGTCCTCGCCCTCGGTGTCGAGATCCTCGGGGCGGTTTTCATCGTGCTGCTGCATGGGAAGGGTTCTGATGCTGTCCCTGCAATGGTCGACGAAGAAGATCATGGGGTCGCCTTCTTCGTCGCCGCGCAAGCGCCATCGGACCTGATCCCAACCACCCATCCGTTTCGGCGTAGAGACACGCGAGTTATCGGCACGCCGGAAGTACACGCCATGACGTGCAAACGTCTCACCAATGCTCGGACCTGACACGACTTGAAAGGCGGAGGGGTCGAGGATGCCGTAGGCGATCGGTTCGCGAAATCCTCGACCATCTGTTTCTCGACGAACAACTTCCTTGGCGACGGCATCGGCGGGCAGCTTGAGGCCTTTGTTGGGGGCGGAGGAACCGTACCACTCACGATAACGGATGATTGCATTCTTGGGAATGCGTCGCTTATCATGGACGAAATCATCCTGCACGACGATCCACCATCCAAGGCTGAAGGGCGAGGCCGATCCCCAGTCCATGGAGCGGAAGCGCGTCCAGTGCAGCGGCATTCGCGGAGGCGTAATCACATGACGACCGGGATCGAACTCCGGGAAGAACGCGCCCTCGATCACGTTCCAGTCGCCTTCCAGCCATGCGCGAACGAGTGCAGGGCTTCCCGAAGCGCGAAGGCGGTTGATGTAGTTCGGGTCGTTGTTGAGCAGGCTGGGATTGTCTTGGATCTTGGCGGGGATGAAGATGCGGATCAGGCCCGTCTCGTTGTCCTTGACTGGCTTATACGCGCCGTTGTCGATCACCCAGTTCTTGACCCAATGATGGCCCGGGCCGCCGGGGTTGCAGGTGGCGCGAAACTGACAGCGGGCCCCTGACGTGGTCCTTAAAGTGGCGAACAACCTGAAGATACCCGCAGAACTGGCGTACTGTGTCAGCTCCTCCACATAGACGCGCGTCAGCGACCAGCCCTGATAGTTCATCGCATCGGCATCGCTCTCCAGATAGGCCATATGAAAAACGGCACCATTGCGGAAACGAAACTGCTTCTCCTTGTCTTTCCACTCGGCGGCATCCCCGTACATCTGACGGGCAACATCTATGGTGTCTTTTAGATCCTCGCGAGAGCGGCGCAGCATCAAGCCCTTTGCGGCGGGCCCCCAATCCTCCGCATGGCACCAAAATTCGCCAAGCGAAGCGAAAGATTTCCCGCCGCCCCGGGCACCGCCGTAAACCACAATATCGGCAGGGCACGTCAGAAAATGGTGCTGGGGCCCGGGCTGGGGCTTGAACCCCGTGATGATCTTCACCCGAATAACTCCTCCGCGCTAGGCCATTCGCTTTCCCCCGTATTGGTACTGGTACCCTTATCGCTAATCAACCCCTCTTTCTTTGAGGGGGTGGGGGGTGAAACCCTTTCGCTTAATAGCTCTGTGCTCCCGCACCCAACAGGGGTCCCGGTTACCGGGCTCGATGGGGCCCCGTTTTCGGATCGCCCCGCCACCGGGCCGCCGGGCCCTCCTAACCAATTGATATCATTAAGTAATTCAGGGCCCGAGGGCCCGGGCCCTGCGGATTGGGATTGATGTATTGGTGGTTCAGGGCTTGCTAAGTTATTGATTTGATTTAGGTTTGAGGGCTCAGGGCTCGAAGGCTCGGGGCCCAATAGGCTGGCGGGCGCGTCGGCGAGGCGCAGAAACGTGGCCTGTCCTGAGGGCTCGCCTAAGGCCTGCGGGCCCGGGCCCGGAAGGGCTGGCAGGGCTTCAACCCATGCGCTCAGGGCCTGCTCCGAAGGCGCATCCGGATCACGCGAGGGCCTGCGGATAACTTCGAGCGTGCTCTTGTCGGTAACGTGGCCGTAAAGCCTCGCCAGACTGAAGGCGGCATTATGCGCGGCGCTATATTCACCCTCGCTGTGAGCCCCGGCAAAAACCCTTTGAAGCATGTCGGTCACCTGCGGCAAGGTGACAACGCCGGTTGACCGTCTGGCTTCAAGTATCGCCCTCGCCCTCTCTTGAACCCTTGGCAGATTGAAAAGGTTTGACGGCGCATTAT